TATGTAAATTATCTAAAATATAATCATTTGGTTTGTATCCAATGTAATTAACGTTAGGAAGATTTCTTGCTTGTTCATATAAAGACTCGTAAGCTTTATCGTTTTTTTCATAAAAGTTTTTACCATATACTTCAGTCGATGAATAAACATCTAAAGTAATTAAAGGGTTTTTAACAAGTTGCATTGCACCTAGTAAAACTGAAAGTCCTCTCCAGGGTGTGTTTTGATGTATAATTTTAAGAGGCTGTCCTTGTTTGTAAGGAGCAGCTTGTTTAATATCTTTACCTAAACCATTTTTTATTACAATGCATTTATGGTTAGGTAGATTGTACATCATTCTAAATTTTTCATGACTCCAATGAGAATTGAATACATACCAATCATATTTGTCGTGATTAGATTTGTCACTCATCCAGGGAGCAATGTTAGGTTGATCGTATGAGTTTTTTTGCCAAAGTATATTTAACTTTGTTGGATGTAATGGAATTTTTTCAGGGACAGAGGTAGTAATCTGAACTTGATCTAATAATTGTTTGTCTACGTATTTTTCTAAGTATTGAAACTGTATTTCTGTTCCGCCTTTAGGCTTTTCGTTTAGCATTGTTCATAACTTTCTGAAGAACTTCTAATCCTTTTGGAGAAACGTGAACTGTTACGTCTTCAACAATATTGGGTCCTTCTACTTTCTTAGTTGATGTTTCACCTGTTTTTGTATTTCTATAAGTTGTTATAGTTGTACAATTTATCTTCGGTAAGTCTTCATTATCCATTTTCATTCTCTCTGTTTATTAAAGCATAACTAATGATACCTGAAATTTCATTAGCGGTGTCTGCTTGCATTTTTATAACATCCCCTGCTTCTAAGTTCAAGGTATTTGTTAGCATGTTAACAGTAGATTTATTTAAAGTTTCATGGCCAATTTGAACGTCACTTCCAGAAACTTTTTTAACAAAAATATCTGTATCCACAGCACTTGCAGTATCGTGGACTGCTTGAACTGTTTTAACTATTCCAACAGAGGAAGTGGAGATAGTCAATACTGTAGTTAAATTAGTAGTAGTTAAACTAAAAGTTTGATTGTTATAAAATATACTCATTAGGATAAAAAATAATTTAATGCTTCTTGGTCATTTTTCATATCTTCTTGAAAAGAAAAATTAAGCTGTTGTTTCATAGTAGTTAAAGACTCTACAATCTGTCTTTGATTCTCTACTTCGTACTCTGGTTTAGGTTCAGGAATATAGTTAGTTAATTTAGCCACCGTGTTTAGCACCTTTCATGATAGTACCATCTGGCATTTTATGAGTTTTCTTTTTAGAATCTTTAGCAAATTTCTTTGCAACTTTAGGTTTGTTTTTAAATAAATATTTTCTTTGTTTTTCTGATTTAAAAGGCATTATCTTCTCCCGTCTGGTCTTGCGTCTAATCTTAAAGTGCCATAACGCCAAGTTTCACCTACAGCATCATTAGCTATTTGAATTGCTACAAATCTTGCTCGTGCACGTGTGTCTATTTTATCAGTGGTAGTGGTGATTGTAAAGGGTCCTAAAGAAGAGCTTACTGCTGTCTCACTTGGATAATCATTTAAATATAAAGTAATTTTAGAATTACCTGATAGGTATTTATAATCAGGTATAAATCTTTTAACGGACATCATGTATTCTCCATCTCCTGCAAGGTCGGCTATATTATTGTTATTAGTTATCTCAAAATCTCCAGATAAAATAAAAGCATCAATGGAAGTTGTCCCGGTGCTATTAATCTGATCCGTTCCTGTTTCATGAGCGTAGTAAATAGAGGCTCCGTACTTATTTGTAATTCCTAAAATTTCTGGAAATACTGGAGCAGTTGAATCGTCATACTCTGTAGCATATGGTAAATTAAATACTCCTTGATCTTGATAAGTCGTTCTGGCTATTGAAGAAGTAGTCCAAACATTTTCACCATAGTTATACGTAACACATCTATCCACTTGATCTGAATTTGCTGAAGGATAGAACCAATTAATTTCTGTGTATAAACTATTGGGAGAAGAGTAAATTACATCTGAAGAACCGTAGTTCAACCCTAAGTTTCCCGTACCTGTATTTAAAAATACAAAGTCTTCTACTAAAGAAGGTAAGGCTTTTACCGTACCATCGTATACAAAAAATCCTCCTTCACCTGACATCCACCACACAGCACCATTTGCGTAAGAAATAGCATGTTGGCCAATGCAACCACAGTTAGTACCTACTTGTCTAACCGAAAAAGTATAAGGAGGTCCAACGTATTGAATTACATAAGCTGCAATATCGGTTACTACAAATATATAATCCTTACCTTGTATGGCGGCTCTGATTTGATTACCGGTATCTAATCTAAAAGTACCAGCAGTATTGGTTGCTGTAGGTTGATAAGTGTCTAAATCTTCTTGATTAGAAAATCTTACAAACATCGGATCTTGAGTGGTAGGGTCCCCAATAGTTGTTTCAGTTCCTAAATGAAATAAATGTCTGTCTCTATCGGATACAATAGTAAACCTTGAAGCCGTTGGATTGTTTGTTGTTACAACGCCCGAAGTACTTGTAGAAGCTCTTATTCCTCTGGGTGAAGAGGCTCCTGCATTCCAAGTAAAAGTTTTTCCATTAAATATAGTTGCAACCAATACTTGACCAAAATTATCCAAAGACCAATTTCCTGGATCCAAGGTTACGGTACTTGTAGATCTTTCCGTTCCCCAAGTCTCAGCGCCCCAAGAAGAAGTTCCCCAACCATAACCTGTTGTTTGAGTTGTGGGTCCAATTATCACATAAGGATTAACTGTAGCCGCTCCTGCTGCAGTCATACCTGCACCTGTTTCAGCGCTTACTGCTTGAACTGTAAATTTGTCAATTGTAGGGACTGTTAAAATTTCATAAACTTTTTCTAAATCACCTGCTGTATAACCACTTGCTCCTGTGACCGTTACTGCAGATAAAGTCACATATCTTCCAACTAACAATCCATGAGAGCCTTTGTCTATTGTTAAAACATCAGATCCATTGACTGTAGTTAAAGTACAACCTGTAATTGCTGTATCTAATGGAGTAATGTCAAAAAAAGCATTACCATAGAATAAGAATAAACCTTGAGAAGTTCCGATAGCGGTATACCTTTCTCCTGCAAAAGAAGTAAAAGCAAGTTGTTTTCTTGCTGCTCCAGGAAGAGTTTTATTGGCTGCAGTTAACTGCGACCAACCACCTATTTTTTCAGGTAATCCGTATCTAAATCTAACAAAATCACCATCGACCCATTCAGATTCAGCCCCTGATTCAGTGGCTTGTCTGTTAAATCCAGGCTTGAAATTTAATTTTTGTAGCATATAATGCCTTATATATTAATTATGAATATAATGAAAGAAACAAAATGAGTAGGATATTAGCTGTACACAATTCTCATAATGCCTCTATATGCGAAATTAATAATAATAACATCATTTATTTCCAAGAGGCCGAAAGAATAGATAGATGGAAAAAAAGTCAAAATTGGTCAATTTTGTTTAAAAAATATAAAGACCAACAATTTGACAAAATAGTTTTTGCGCATGTTATAGTTTCTAATTCTAAGTTTGAAAAAGAAAAAACAATAACCGAAGTTAATTCAGTATTAGATAAACTAAATATAAAGTGTTCAAAACTTATTTATGAACAACAAAAACATCATTTTTTTCATGCTTGTTGTTCTTTTTTTAATTCGGGGTTAAAAAAATCATATGTATTAGTTATGGATGGAAGCGGTAGTGAAGATTCTAATCAAAACTTAGAAATGATTTCTTTGTATTATTTTAACAAAAATAAATATAAAAAAATATTTAAACTATTTAAAGCGATACAGAATAAAGAATATATTGATGGAAAAAATATATATATAAATACTATAAGTTTAGGAGATTTGTTTGAAATAACTAAAAAATCTTTAGGGTATAAAGAGGAAGGATCTGTTATGGGTCTGTCTTGTTACAACGAAATAAAAGTAGATTTAACTAATACAGTTTTTAAAAAATTTAATCATTTTCAATTATCCCAACATGTTTTATTTGCTTTAACTAATAAAAGAAAAGATAAAAATGTTTCCAAAACAACAATTTGTAAATGGGTGCAATCGATATTAGAAACAACTGTACTTAAATATATTAAAAATATTAATAAAAATAAAAAAAGAAATATTTGTGTTTCAGGAGGGTTGTTTCAAAACACTGTATTAAATAGTAAAATATTAGATGTATGTTCAAATCTATATGTAGATCCTTTCGCTGATGATGGTGGTTTGTCTATGGGAGCAGCTATGTGGCATGCTAATAAAGAAAATTATAAATGTAAAAAAATAAAAAGTTTATTTTTAGGGGATTTACCTAATTATAATATTTTACCTTTAAATGAAGGGTATAGTGTGTCTACAAAAGATGTAGCTAAATTAATATCTGAAAAAAATATTGTTGCTATTTATCAAGGAAAAAATGAAATGGGAAAAAGAGCACTTGGAAACAGATCTTTTCTTTATGATCCAAGGGATATTTTTGCAAAAGAAAAAATAAATATGTTAAAAAACAGAGAATGGTTTAGACCAACAGCTGGAACAGTTTTATTTGAACATGCTCATGAATGGTTTGATTTAAAGTCAAAAAAAGAAACTCCTTTTATGTCGTATGTTTTTAATGTTAAAAAAGAAGGTGTTCCCGGAATTACTCATATTGACAATACTTGTAGAATTCAAACTTTAAAAAAAGAACAGAATTTTTATTATTATAATCTAATAAATGAATTTTATAAACTAACTAGTGTTCCTATGCTATTGAACACGTCTTTTAATCTTGCTGGACAACCTTTGATAAATAGTGTTGAGGATGCTGTAGATACATTAATATCTACAAAAAATAATTTTTACTATTTATATTTTCCAGAAATAGGTAAAATGTATTTAAAAAAATAAAATAAAAAAGTATGTCTTATAACCACAAAATTTCAGATTTAAAATATAGGATCAACGGCTTAGTTCCTAAAGACGTGTGTAAAAAAATAATAAATATATTTGAAAAATATCCTGAATTAAATGGAGTAGAAGCTAGTTATAAATAT